CTGAATATTCATATACTTTTAATTATTTAACATGGGCATTTGGCGCTAATACAGATGTTAGATATGATGGTATAGTTTCTAATGGCGATAATATTGTAAATGTAAATTATGTAACAAATGCTATTGCTACTGCTACAGATAAGTTTTATACTAGAGTAACAAATAGTACTATATATTTAGATGGAACTATAGCTAAAAGTGCTAATTCTAGTAATTACATTACTATTACGTCTAATGGTTTTGTAGCAGTTAAAGGTTTTTTGGGTATAGCTTTTGGTAGTGTAGGAATTAATTTATCTAAACATTATAATGGACTTTTAACTATTAAGGTAAGTTTACAAGTTAATTCTATTACTATACAATCCACACAGATATCAATAGATACTGATAATACCAATATGACATTAGAACCTAGAATTCAAGTTTGTACACCAGTGAGTATTAATGCAGGTGATCTTATTAGTGTTAAATTAGATACTACAAATACCAATCAATACAATAGTCCAATTTATGATGGTTTTGATTTAGCTATAGTTTCTTTATAAAGGATAATTAAAATGTTTACTGATCACATTCATGACCAATTAGGAAGATATAGGGTTGGAGCAATTAATGAGGCTATGCCAGAATTTATTAAAGTAGCCGAAGAAAATATTGTTTCTGAAAATTTAGAAAAATTAGCAGATGGCTGTTTTGCATATTCTGATGGAGTTAATAGATATTTTCCAATTCATACTCCTGAGCATACATGGTTAAGTAATGCTTATTTTGAAAAATTTGCACATGAATTTGATGAACGTGAAGTTTCTGAAATTAGAGATCGAATTAGTGATGCTTATAAAACTTTTGAATTACCAGAAGTTGAATTTTCCAAAACCGCTTCTGAGGAAGATGATTTAGATGCTTTACATTCTTTATCTATTGAATTAAATAAATTTATTGATAATCATAAACGATATCCTATTGAAGAGCGTAGAGAGAAAGCTAAAGAAATTTTACATCATGCTCATGCATTAGGAAAACAATCCTCTTTACATGATTCCGTATATAGATATGCTGGTGATCATTTTAAAAAGAATTATAGTCATGCATTTGCAGATCGTATGAAATATTTTAAAGATAACGCTCCCGAGCGTGAACATTTATTAAAAATGCAAGAAGAATCAGAATCACATATTCCAGAATTAGTAGCTAAAGCTTTAGGAATATTTGATCATAAAACTGGTTTACATAAATTTTATGATAGCGAATTAGAAGATCCTTATGCTGGTTTATTAACTCCATTTGAGACAAATATTAATGAAAATATTAATATTGGAGAACAATCACTTCCATTACATAAAATTAATAAATTTAACTTTGATTCTTTAAAAGATATACTCGAAGATGGTGTCTTAGATAAATTAAAAGCCAATCCAGTAGATGCTTTACGTGAAATTAATCCTAATATTCGTATTATTGTAATTCGTAAAATAAATGAATAATCTAGAAAATGATACAATCTTATTACTTAATGAAGACAAGTTGTCTGAAAACCAGCTTGAAAAAATTTTTGCACTTCGAGCACTTAAGTCCAACCCTGGAATATTAGGTAATGTATTTACTTTCGAAAAATTAGTTTATGTACTTAATGGATTTAAACCTAACGTAGATATCCTTGAACCTTCTACTATACTTCACATAGCTAAAGCTGTTAAACTATTAGGTGAACAGAACTGGCATCGTGAAGTAAAGAAGTATATAGCAGAAATTGCTTTTGAAGAAGGTTGGTGCCAACTTCCTGATATTTTAAAATTTGCACAGAATGAATTAGATGAAATATCAAATGAAGTTGAATTAGATGAAGATCAACAAAAAATGCAAGAATTAAAACATAAGGCTGTTGAAAGATATTTAAATGACTAATGTTTCTACAACATCAGTAGTTGCTCCGGAGACTGGTCGTCGTTATCCAATGAACGGCTTGCAGTATCCTCAGAGATTTTATAATTTATTACATCTTCAAAGACCTAAAACATTAAATGAAATTTTTAAATGGGCTATTGTTTTAAACGAGTCTTCTGGTTTATTAGATCGCATTACTGATACGATGTCTCGTTATCCGATTACTCCAGTAGTGGTTGAGAATGATATTGGAGAAGATAAAAATTATTGGTCTAAATTACTTAATGATGAATTATGTATTCAAGATGAATTAGTTAAAAATGGAAAAGATTATTATACTTTTGGAAATGCTATAGTGTCTATAGTTCCTCCATTTAAACGTTATTTAGCTTGCCCTGATTGCAATACCTATAAAGCACATTGTATTACTGATGAAGATCGTAAATTTGAATGGCAATTTAGAGATTATAAATTTCTAGCTAAATGTTCAAATAAAAATTGTAAATTTCAGGGAGTAATGAAAGTAAAGGATGAATTATTAGAAGGTGATGAATTCATTAAAAATATTAGAATTCAGAGATGGCCCGTCCAATTTATTAAAGTAAGAGATTTAGGTATTGCTGGTAAAAAGAAAATTTATTATCGTATTGAAGATAAATATTCTAAACCAATTATGAAGGGTGATAAATTTGTAGTAGCTAATGTTCCTGAAACTTTTATATTAGCTTGTAAACAAAATCCTATTAATCCAGTTATTGAATTACCTGCTGATTTAACATTTCATTATCAACATGAAGGAATTACGGAACCGGAGTGGGAAGGATTATCAAAACCATTTTTCTTCTCAGCATGGAACGATTTGTTTATGAGTTTTATTTTACGTAAAGCTCAGGAATGTATTGCTTCAGATCACTTTCTTCCAAATAGATTTATATTTCCAACGTCGTCTAGTGGCACTGATCCATTAAGCAAAATTGATGGTGCTGCATGGATGGGTATTGTTGCAACTCAGTTAAAGAGGCAGCAAAATGATCCCAATGAAATTGGAGTTGTTCCTTTTCCTGTTGGCTATCAGGCTTTGGGTGGTCAAGGAAAAGCTATGTCTTTACGGGAAGAGATTGAGTTACAAGATCGCCGTATTCTTACTCAATTAGGAATTCCACCAGAATTAATTTATGGTGGTATGACTTGGAGTGGATCTAATATCTCTTTACGTATGTTAGAAAATTTATTTTTATATTATATTAATAAACAGAATACTTTTATCAGATTCTTAGTTCGTTATTTAGCTCGCATGACCAATAAACAAGCACCATCTAGTGTTAAACTTAAACCATTTAAGATGGCCGATGATATTCAACAAATTCAAATACTTTCAAATCTTGGTGCGCAGGGTCGTATTAGTGAAAGTACCGCTTTGGGTCAAGTTGGTATTAATATTGCCGATGAAGCTAAGCAGATGGAAGATGATAAACCCTTCCTTGAGAGAATTCAAGCTGCTAGACAATTAGCTGCTGCTGAAGTTAATAAAGAAGTATCTCAGGTAACTAATGAAGGACAGGTTGATGTTAATTTAAGAACGCAATTATTACAAGGTCAAGAAACTCAATCTGCTCAATCTAATATAGGTGATGGATTTATAGCTACAACTACTCGTGGATTTGTGAATAAATTTAAAGATTTATCTTATGTGGATAGACAGAAAGAGTTAAGAAATTTGCAAGCTAAAGATCCAGAAGTTTATATGAAAGTTATGGCAGAATTAAATGGGGTTTCAGCAGATCCATTACCTGAAGTTAAAGGTCCAAAATCTACTCCCAAAAAGGCGAAGGTATGAGTTTAATAAAATTAGCTTTTAATCCGGGTAGCTTACTTCCTAGCTTTTATAGTATGAGAGCAGCTAGATCTGGTAATCCATTAAAATTTATGATGTCAAGAACTAAAGGTCCAATTAGAAAGAATATAATTCAAAGATCAGCATTAGCAGGATTAGCTCAAGCTGAAGCTAATGTAAGAAAAGGATTGGTGCAAGATTCCACTACCTTACGCGGTGCTTTTATAGATGGCGTATTACTTGGACAGTTTGGGCGTATGGGAATTAATGCCTTAGAAGATATTCATAATGTTCCTACAGGAACTAATAAGGTATTTAAAAATATATTAAAACATTCAATTTCGGATGATGGTCAATATAAAATTAACAATATCGAGGGAATGTTAAATTTAGCTAATAATACTCATAAGGTTTTAGGCATAGCAAAAAAAGTTCCAACTGCACATTTAGGAACTATTAGTGGTGCCGCCATTGGCTATACTCAAGGCGATAATGAAAAAGAGAAATTAAAGGGAATGGCTAAAGGTGGATTAATTGGTGGAGCGTTAGGTGGTTCAGTTAAGAAAATGATGAATTTTACTCATAGTAAATTATCTATGATACCCAAAATTCATAAAGAATATTTTAAAGATAATTATTGGAGATCTCAGTTAGAAGCTGCCAATAAACCTTTTTACAATAAATTAATTGGAAAACATATATTAGCAGATCGTTTAATGTCTACTCCAGAAGCAAGAGCGCGCCGTATTACTAGATTTGATAATTTTCAAAAATTAATGCATACTGATGTAAGGGATTTAAATCCATGGAAAAAACGCCAGTCGTAAAATCTCATTCCGAATATTTTGAATTAACTAATACTGATGAATTAGGTGAATATGTATTACTTTTAGATAAGATTGCTAATAATAATCATAAATATCATATAG